GCCAATTATGAATTCATTAATCAGAAGTTATTATTAAGAAAAGTTAAAGAATTATTTGTAGCAAAAGGAGTAGAATCTTCTTATAAGTTCTTACTTAAATTATTATTCAATAAGACGGCTGAGATATCATATCCATGGGATTCAGTACTTAAAGCATCTGACGGCAAATGGCAACAAGAAATGTCAATATTCGTTGATATGAGCGCTGGATCTGCTGCAACACTTCCTGGAAATAGAATTAATATTGTTGGGCAAAATGTAGTTATTAAAGTATATGTAGATCGAGTAAAATATATTAGAGGTAATATCTATGAGATCTTTATTGATAAGAATTATTATGGTAATATAGAAGTAGGTTATACAATTGCTTTCAATGGAATTGCCGGAACAATTATCCCTACAACAGTATCAAATTATATTACACAAAAAGGCACAGGTTATAAGGTTGGTGATTTAATTACTGGAACCACAGTTTCTAATGGTGTATCTATCACGCAATTATTGAAAGTTACTAAAGTTGATTCAAATGGCGGCGTTCTTAATATAGTTACCGTTAGATTTGGGTGCGGCTATGAAACTGGATTCTATCTATTACAATCAAATGAAGCTATTGCATCTAATTCTTTACTTACTATTGATAAAAACTCAACAAGACAATATTCGATCCCTAATGATTCTACTGTAGATCAATATACGGATTTTGGTTATCTATTAAGTCCTAATTATGCTGCTGTAGAATATAATGATCCTTCTTATGCTGGAACTTTATTACAACAATTCTATCAAGAATCTTTATCAGGTCAAGGCACAAATCCAAACTATCTATTAATAAGGTTTGATATTGGAGCAGTAGCTAAATACCAAGGACATTATAATTCAAACGATGGATTTCTTGATGATGACATAGTTATTCAAGACAGTTATAGATGGCAAAAATACTCATATTTGATTACAATAGATGAAAACCTTGAGAAGTATAAGTCATTAATTAAATCATATTTACATCCTGCTGGTACAGCTTTATTTGGCGAATATCAAATACAAAATACTTTTGTTACAGGTCTAACTGCCACCCAAGAATTATTACAATGGAGATCTAAAGCTACATTTGTCACTATAAATAAGAGTATTAGTAATGAAAATGTCTTTACTTCTGATCTAGGTGGATCATTTAGAATAGACCCATATGATGCTGAATCATATTTTGCCGCTGATTATAACCCACCACTTATTATTCCATTCTTTGGTGATGGTAGAAACAATTTGCAATCTAGCGTAATAATAACTGATGCTGCACCTAGCATCGTAGAATCTTAATAGGAGTTAAAATGTTAAAAGACAGTGTTAAATTAACAGGGCGTTTGTTAATACAAAAACTAAACGAGAAGAAAGAAGTAGTCTATGAGACTGAAGTTCCTAATCTTGTTGTAACGTCAGGAAAAGAGTTTATTGCATCAAGAATTATTGCTGGAACATTTGATGCTATGGGTTTTATGGCTATAGGTGATGATCCTTCTATTGGAGCTCTTTCACAAACAACTTTAGTCAATGAATTATCTCGCGTTGCAACTACCTCAGCAACAACTTCTGGATCTAATGTGACATTTACGGCGACATTTGGCGCAGGATCTGGAACTGGATCAATCGTTGAAGCTGGTATATTTAATAAATCATCATCATCTGTTGTTATATTTGATGGAGATAATGATCTTAACGCATCAAATAACCGAATAACTAAAACTTCACATGGTTTTACCACTGGAGATAAAATTACTTATACAGATGGTGGTGGCACAACAGTTGGAGGTTTAATAGATGGAGGTACATATTTTATCATTCGTATTGATGCAAATACAATTAAATTAGCTACAACGTATGCTAATGCTGTAGCTGGCACAGCTATTGCAATTACTGATGGAGCTGGTGCAAATCACAAATTAACATTTGGTACTATGCTATGCAGAACAACATTCCCGGTTATTACTAAATCAAGTTCAGAAACTATTGCTATATCTTGGGTTGTTTCTGTAGGATAATTAAATGTCATCATATTCAATATTTAAACAAAAGTTTAAGAAGACGATAGCGGATGCTATCTATAATGAAGTTACTTCTAAGACTGCCACATATTATCATTGGTTTGGTAAAGAAAATTCATGGACTGATTTTTTAAGTCCATTTATACCTTCGTCTACTGTTGATGATCCTGGACCACCGTCTGAAAACTTTAGATATGAACTTCACGTCAGACGAGATATCCTTACTGCCAAGAAGATTAAGCCCTCCGACGTTTCATATGTCGTAAGACGAATTAATTGGGTTTCTGGAACTGTTTATGATATGTATGATGATGCTATTGAAACTACTACAGGTTATGGTTATGCCCCAGCATATTCCGGAGCTACTCGGTTAGAAGATGCAAACTTCTATGTATTAACCACAGACTATAATGTCTATAAGTGTATTGATAATGCTGAAAATACACCATCAACTCGTATGCCAACTGGTATTACTCCAGAAATATTTAGTACTATTGATGGTTATAAGTGGAAATTTATGTATTCTATTCCAGTATCTCTAAGAAATAGATTCTTATCATCAACTTCTATGCCAGTTTCTACTGCACTTAAAGCACAATTCTATTCAAATGGTTCTATTAATGTTATTAATATTGAAAATGGTGGTGGAAATTATAATCCAGCGACAACAATAGCAGTGATCACCGGCGATGGTTATCAAGAATTAAATCCATATTTAATAAGTTCATTAACTATAACAAATCCAGGAGTTAATTATACTAGTGCTGAGATAACTATTTCTCCTCCATTCACATCATTTATTACTTGGTCAGCTAATTTAGATGTAGCTATTGGCAGTTATATTAAGTACACTAATCCAGCTACTACAAAAGATAATTTTTATTATGTTGTTTCAGGTACAAAATTAGGAACTTCAGGTCCTATACATACTTCGGGTACAATTAACAATGGTTCTGTGCAATTAAAATATGTTGGTACTACAGCAAAAGCTTCTGCAACGTTATCAGGAGGAGCTATTAATGTAGTGGCATTAGTTGATAATGGTTATGGTTATCAAGATACTCCAACAATTACTGTATCAGCACCTGTTGCTAAAAATGCAGATTGGGCAGCTTCTACATTAGTTACTTTAGGTCATATCATTTATCATTCTGGTAGATATTATACAGTAACTACTGCAGGTACTACTGGAACTACTGGGCCAACCCATACTTCAGGGGCCGTGGCAAATGGAACTGCGCAATTAACATATGATTCAACTAATGCTATCATAACTCCAGTTATTGTTAAGACAGAAGCTGAGATATCACTTATTATTAGTCCAGGCATTGATAGTGTTTATACGCTATTATTAGGAACGCAAGGAACAAAATATAATGAAATACCTAATGTAACTATATCTGCACCAGTTAGTGGAATTACAGCAACTGCTACTGCTAGTATTTCTGAAGGTAAAGTAAGTACATTGTTAGTAACAAATGCTGGAGATGGTTACACTACTCCTCCAACAGTGACTATCGCATATCCATACTTGACATTCAATGCAGCTACAGGTGTAAACGATGTAGCAGAAACTATAACATATACTGGTCATAGATTAGTGACTGGAGATGCAGTTGTTTATAATAATGGAGGAGGTACATCAATTGGTGGATTAACATCAACATCTACATATTATGTTATTAGGGTTAATAATGATACAATACAATTAGCAACTTCGTTAGTGAATGCTACTGCTGGAACAAATATTAATTTAACTGATGGAGTTGGTTCAAATCACACTTTAACTCTAACTTCAGGTCAGGCTACAGCTACTGCAGTACTTGGTACTGGTGGAGAAATTGTAGGATACACACTCGATAATCCAGGAGTAGGTTATACAAATGCCAATATTCAAATTGTAGATTCTTCAGGTTCAGGCTCCGGAGGAGTTTTAGTTGCAGACTTTTCAGTAGGAAATATTGATACCCTTCAAGCTAACGTTGAATTACTCGCAGTCCCGGGTTCAATTGAAGTTATTAAAGTTGTAGAAGGTGGATCAGGATATGGAGCTGCTACAGTTGCTATCTTAGGTGACGGTAGTGGAGCCACTGCAACAGCAACATGTTCTGGTGGTAAAGTGACCAAAATTGATATAACTAATCCAGGAAATGGATATACTTGGACTGATGTTACTATAACAGGAAATACCGGTTCTTCTGGTGCAGTTGCTCGAGCTATTATGTCTCCATTGGGTGGGCATGGTTCAAATGCTATTGATGAATTAAATGCTAATTCAATTGTATTCTATACATCTATCTCGCGAGATAAGAATCAAGGTATTGAGATTAACAATGACTATCGTAAAGTAGGTTTAGTACGTAATTTTAAACAGTTTGGATCTAATAGACGATTTACAGATGATATTGGATCCGGATGTGTACTTATTACTGGCATATTTGATCCAACACTATTACAATATGATATGTTATTATTAAAAGATACCTATAAGAAATTTAGAATCGTTGACTTTACAGATACCCAAATATTAGTATCTGTATTTAATAACTTTGGTATTAGTATTGGAGATACCTTATTAACAGATCCAACTAATGCGGGGTTAGTTACTGCTCCTACAGTAGTTGCTTCTAATATTGTAGTAACTAGCGTATCAGAAAGAACTATTGATCAGTTTTCTGGAGATTTTTTAATGTTCTCAATTCGTGACCCATATTCACCTACATCTGAACAAATTATTACAGTAAGAACCACTTTAACTATATAAATATATAAAACTATTGGAAGAGTAAAACATGGCAATTAATTTTAATATCGATCCTTATTATGATGATTTTGATGGCACCAAAAATTATCATCGAATTCTATTCCGTCCAGGTTATGCTGTACAAGCCAGAGAGTTAACGCAACTTCAAACTCAGATTCAAGACCAAGTTAATAGGTTTGGTAAACATGTATTTACTAATGGATCTATTGTTACCGGTGGCGCGCGATTATTTGATAATAGTCTTCTTTCAATCAAATTAAACTCGTCATTTTCTGGAACAACAGTTAATATTAATAATTTTGTCGATAAGACTATCACTGGAGCCACATCCGGAACTAAAGCCATTGTTAAGTCTATCGCAGAGTTAACATCTACCGATCCTAAAACTTTATTAGTTAAAATAATTTCAGGTACGGGATTTACAGCTGGTGAAAATATTACTACTTCCCCAGGAACGACTTATACCGCAACTATTCAAACTACGTCTCCATTTAATGATGCAATGGCATTTTCTATTGACTCGGGCATCTTTTTTGTTGACGGTAAGTTTGTATATTTAGAAGCTCAAACTATTAATATTGACAAATATTCAAACACATCATCAAAAAATATTGGTTTAGTTCTAGTCGAATCAATTATTACTTCAGAAAATGATTTAACTATTTTAGATCGTGCACAAGGTACTCCAAATTATGCAGCTCCCGGCGCAGATCGATATTCTGCAGCTTTAACTTTAACAGTTAAAAATCCTGACGCTGCTGTTACTAATTTTATTGAGATCGCTCGTGTAGTTGATGGAGCTCTTGTAGTTAGTCAAGATAAAACAGTTTATTCAGAGATTGGTAAAGAATTAGCACGTAGAACATATGATGAATCAGGTGATTACACTGTTAAAAAATTTCCAGTGCAAATCCTTGATGACGTAACAGATCCGCCTAATGCAGCTAAATTTACGGTAGCTCTTGATCCAGGTAAAGCATATGTCAAAGGATATGAGTTTGGTACTATCAATCAAACATTCCTTACTCTAGATCGTGCAAGAGATACCGATCAAGCAGATAATATTGATGTCTCTACAACATATGGTAACTATGTCTATGTAACAAGTATGTTTGGAGCATTCTCAACTAATGCTGCTGCATCGGCATATTCAAGTGTTGAAATCCATGATGTAGCAAGAGCTTCAGTATCAAGTTCATCATCAAAACTTGGTACAGCAAAAGTTAGATTTGTTAATTGGCTATCAGGAACTCCTGGTACTGCAGCAATATATAAGATGTATCTATTTGATATCGTAATGGATTCAGGTAAATTCTTTAAAAATGCAGAATCTATCATTATCAACTCAGCTTCACCTACATCTGGTGCTAATATTGATGTGTTGTCAAAAGTTGGAGGTTCTGCCGGTGGAGATGCATTTCTTGCTGGTGCAGATAGTCCAGGTTTAGTATTCACTGTGCCGAATGATTATGTTAAAACAATTAGAGATAGTCTAAGTGCTACACAATCAGATTATTCTCTGCAAAGAACATTTACTTCAGTATCATTTACATCTGGTTCTGCTTCAATTTCAACAGCTAATGGCTTAGAAAGATTCATTGGTGGATCTGGAGCTTTATCTGATACACAAAAAGATACATACTACCATGCGGTAATTACTGCGGTGTCAAATGCTGGCTCAACCGGTTTATCAGTTGGTTCAGTTATCCCATTCCGCGCAGCATCAAGTAGATCTATCACACTAGCTACTCCAGTTTCAGGAGCAGCACATCAAGCAACATTTAATATTAATGATGCATCTTTTGCTGCTACAGTAACTATCATTGCTGGTATCAATGCAAATACACAAACAGAAAAGACTAAGACATTATCTGGTTACTCAATAAAGATTTTAGGTACTGGTTCTGCTGGTGGTTTAAATACAACAATTGGTGGTAAAGATACATTGGCATTATCAGACATCTATGATGTTGCTGCAGTATATAATACAAGTACAACTAATCCAACCGCAGTTACAATCAATAGCACAACTGGAGTATTAACATGGGGTGCTGTGGCAAAAACAGATGTGACTGCAAACTATAGTATCGATGATGGTCAACG